TTACGACAGTACATAGACAATACATATAATCAACACTATGCTCAAGCAAAGACTCAAACTACAGAGATAGTATTTGAGAATGGACATGGCGAGGGTTTTTGTATTGGAAATATAATCAAGTATGCACAGCGTTTTGGAAAGAAAGATGGCAAGAATGAGAAAGACTTATATAAAGTGATTCACTATGCCATTATTTTATTAGGCGCTATGCATGAAGAAGAACTCAAAGAGTTGAATAACTATCATTTAGAGTTAAAAAATGATTAATTGGGTATTCGGATGGATAAGCATTGACTATTTAATTCACAAAGGAGTGATAAAAGATGCCAGTTAGAAAGAAAAGAGAAGAAAAACTCTCAGAAGCAAACATAAATAAAGTAATAGAACTACTTGCTAGTGAAAAACCTATTACAAAGAAAGAGGCGTGTGAGATATTACATATTGCATACAATACAACTCGTCTCAACAAGATCATAGCAGATCATCAAGAAACAATAGAATTTCGTGCTAAAAGAAAAGCACAAAACAAAGGCAAGGGCGTAACCGAAGCAGAAAAAGTCTCTATAGTAAAACATTACTTAGAAGGGGCAAATGTATCTGATATTGCAAAAGCACTTTATCGTTCCCCTGCTTTTATTAAAGCCGTTATTGAACGGATGGGAGTACCACAAAAATTACCCGACACTGATTATCAAGGAATAAGAGAGTCTATGATTCCAGAACCTTGTGTAGCAGAGGAGTTTGAGGAAGGTGAAAGAGTGTGGTCAGCACGAGGCAATTGTATTGCTATAGTGAAAAAAGAAATTACAAGTACTCAAACAAATTACGAAGAAAAATATGGTAGTAAAATGTACCATATTTGGGAAATTCAAATGGCAGAGTGTGAATCGCCTTACTTCGGATTAGTACGCAACGCAGGGCATAATGCTACGCGACTCGCATACGATCTAGGAAGTTTAAAACACTTACAACAATATTTATGAATACATTACAGATAGTAGGAAGTTTTTGGATAGCAGGTTCTTTACTTGCTATGTGGAAAATATGGAAACCCTCATATAAAGTTATTAGTCTTATAGATGAAAAAAATATATTAGTACAAAGACCTATACTATCTAGTTTAGTAGTATTTACAATATTCACATTATTCTTACCATTTATGGTACTAGCTTTATTAATACCCAACAAGACAGAAGAATTTGCAAGAGGTTTTATAAAAGGCTCACAAAAAATCAAATAATGAATAAAAAAGATAAACACTGGGACTATGATCCCGAAAAAGAAGGCTCATATTATGCGTCTGATAGACACTTAAAAGAAGATGGTCCAAAGTCTTATGACAAAGAACTAGACGACTAACATGGCATATTCAAAAGAAGTAGTAAATAGATTTGAAGGAGTATTAAATAGTCCTGAACAATTTTCAGTAGGAAGATTTGATCCTAACGATCCAACAGTAGCAACTGGAATGACGGGTGCGCCTGCTTGTGGAGATGTTATGAAACTACAACTAAGAGTAGATCCTGGCAGTCGTCGTATACTTGGTGTCAAGTTCAAAACTTATGGATGTGGAAGTGCAATTGCATCTTCTTCTATGTTTGTAGATATGCTACAAGGTATAACTCTTGACGAAGCATTAGAAATAAAAGACAAAGATATAGCAGAAGCTTTACAATTGCCGCCAATTAAACTACATTGTAGTGTATTGGCAGAAGAAACAATCCAAGCCGCAGTCAAAGACTGGGAGGAGAAACATAAAAAATGATAGAATTTATTTTTACACTACCTACAACTATAGGCTTATTTTTACTTAACTTAGCTATTTGGGCGGCGTTAGGTTATTATGGCGTTGAGTGGGTAAAAGACAAACTAAAAGAGAAAGGATACTTATGAGTTATTTATTAAAAGCACTGATCAAAAAGTTAGAAGGTGAAATTGCAGTCGCACTTGCAAATATTAGAGTGTATGAGAAGATGGCGGCTGGTATTGGAGAGCATCCAGATGTAGTAGAGGCTATCGAGACACAGATAGAAAAAGTCGCTTCAGCAGAAGAAAAGATTGAAATGATTATTAAGTACTTTTCAAAGTAGGAACTCTTTTTAGATACCAAAAAATACTTCTTGACAGATGGTTTCAAATTCGATATAATATAGTTATATTTAATTAAGGACATACATGAGTGATAGATTTTATACGCAACAGTACGACCGAACAGGTTGGAAACCCGTATGGAACAACACATGGATCCACAACACACACAGGAGAAAAAGAATGGCTTGGACAGATGAATCTAAAGCAGAAGCAGTACAAATGTATCAGGATAGCGAACCCACCCCTGAAACATCAATGGAAGTAGTTAAGGAGATTGCAGATCACCTTGGCGAATCTCCAAACGGGGTTCGAATGATATTAACAAAAGCAGGTGTATATGTAAAGAAAACTCCAGCAGCTAAAGGTACAAGTGGTACATCAACAGGCGGCGGTAGAGTTTCTGTATCAGACGCTCAAGCTAAACTTACTTCAGTTTTAGGTGATGCAGGTCAAGAAGTTGACGAAGCTATCGTATCTAAACTTACTGGTAAGGCAGCTGTATACTTCGCTAATGTTATTGAAAACCTAAACAAGTAGTTTAAAAAATAGTAGTTTACCAAGACAGTTTCGGCTGTCTTGGTTTTTTGCATCTTTTATTCATGACCTCGACAATTCAGCAATACAAAACAATTTTTGTTAGACTAAATTGGAGAAATAATGAAAAAAGAAGAGCTTAAGAAAAGACTCGAAGAAGTTGGAGATGCTGTAATTACTTACAGAAGTCAAAACTCCAGAAAATTAAAATATAATGTTTGCACAGCAGACTTTTCTACAGAATATATTCGTCAGAAAAGAAACAGAGCAAAAGAAAGTAATGGAACACTATTATTATTCTGTTGGGATACTGATTCCTATAGACTTTTAGTGCCTGAAAATGTTACGAGTATCGTACCTTTAAACCGAGTGATTAGGAATGATTGATTTATCCGCACCCTCAATGTACGAAAAAGTAATTCAGGAAACAGAGTACGAGCAAATTCGTTTAGTTGTTTCTACCTTTCGTGATGTCGAATATCTTTCCCTCCGAAAGTATTATTTAGATTTCGAAGAAGAATGGAAACCTACCAAAGAAGGTATAACAATGCCTATTGACTTTGACAATAGTAGAAATTTATTCGAAGGATTAGTTGAAATACTATCCCTAGCAGAAAGCAAAACCATTCTTGAGCAGGAATTTAAGGAAATACTCGATCAAATATACCTACCATAAAAATAATTCTTGACAAGTCCTTATAATTTTAGTATAATATACATATGAAAAATTTAGAGACATTATTAAATCAGGCACGTTTTTCTTACTATAATGGCAAACCTATTATGTCAGACGAGGCTTATGACAGACTCGAAGAACAACTAGGTGTAGTAAATGCAGTGGGACATAGTCTTAATTCTAAAGATGCAAGATACCCTCACGCATTTCCTATGTATTCTTTACAAAAAGCATATAGTATAGAAGAACATCCAAACTATGGAAATGAGCCTGTTACAGTTACTCCTAAATTAGATGGAGCCGCAGTAAGTCTACAATACATCCAAGGTGAGTTATCTCTCGCCTTAACACGAGGAGACGGCAAGCAAGGTCTTGACATTACTCCTAATATGAGATTCCTCATTCCTAAATTTATACCTACAGTGGATCACAAAATACTTCAGATCACTGGAGAAGTAGTAGCCCCAGCAACGATTAAGAATAGTCGTAACTATGCAGCGGGTGCGCTAAGTTTACATGATTCAGATGAGTTTCAGCAAAGAGACCTAACTTTTATTGCGTATGGTGTACAACCATATCCAACAGAAGATTTTCTCGAAGATATGGAATTTCTGAATCAGTGTGGATTTGAAACAATTATTGATAGTAATTATCCTATGTTTCCCCAAGATGGAGAAGTATGGAGAATCATTAATAATGACGCTTTCGAAAAATTGGGATATACTTCTCATCATCCTCGAGGCGCATTTGCAAAGAAAACAAAACAAACAGGTATAGTAACAAAACTACTTGATGTAGTATGGCAAGTAGGTAAATCAGGAAATGTTTCCCCAGTAGGAATATTAGAACCTATAGAAATTGGGGGAGCAACAGTTTCAAGAGCAACCTTACACAACATTGGAATTATAGAAGATCTCGGTCTTGAGATTGGGTGTATGGTTGAAGTAATTAGAGCAGGGGAAATTATTCCTCAAGTAGTAGCGAGAGTAGATTAATGATAGTAGAAATTTATGGTAAAGAACAGTGTCCTTTCTGTACAAAAGCAAAAGGTTTAGCAGAAAGAGAAGGACATGAGTTTACTTATAAACAGTTAGGAATCGACTTTGAATTTCCAGAGTTTATGGAAACTTTTCCTAGCGCAAGAACTTTTCCACAGATCATTGTAGATGGTGAAAAAGTTGGAGGATATACAGAATACGAGTCACTTGTTAAATGAGTTTTGCAGAAGTTCATAGAGCCTTATGGAAAAAAGAAAAGTTAGTAACTTTTAAATCTCTTACAAGTAATAAAACTCACACTATTAAATGCACAATTAAACAAGCATTTCAGAGTACATCTGATAAAATAATAGTAATAGACGTAGATAATAATAAAACAATTGACATAGAGGTCAGTACAATACAGAGGATAGAAGAATGTATTTAGCAATAGAATGTGAAGTCTGTGGTAAACCGAGACATAATTGTGAGTGTACTTATGAAGAAACACTTGACAAAGCTGGGCGTGTTGATATGCATACTTACGTAGGGGTAAAAAGAAGAGCAGAAGTATTTTTATATAAAGATAAAACTTTTGGTTGTGATTTTTATGAAACAATAGATGATGTAGAGAGCTTTGTAAAATCTGAAACCTACAAAGGGCATAGTGAATCATACGCAGAAGATGCAGCTGAGAACTATGTGGAACACATAAAAAACTTTGAAGAAAATAAAACTTAGACGATTCGAACCCATGCCTGCAGCCCCTTGTGGAGAGTGTAAATTCTTTGAAGAGGTTCATCAAATTACTCCTAAACTATCAGAAGGATGGTGTAAGGTAAGCAGTGAGCACATAGGATTTGTGCTTTCAGAGGAAACTTGTAACAAATGGGAATTAAAATAATAGAGTGGTTGACTCCACCCAAACAGAAGAAACAAACAAAACCAATGACGAAATCAGAACAAATGAACCATGAAACAAGACAAGCATTTTTGCGTGGTCGTAAATTAATGGAGAATAAAATCACTCATAGAGAGTGGATGGCTCGACAAGGAAAAGCGCAAACAGAATGAGTACACAACCTGAATTAAATTTTAGAAATGGTGCAAGAGATGCAACACCTGAAGAAATAGAGGAGTGGATAAATGAAGCGCCTAGTTATGAAGAAACAGTTAAGAATGTCTTAACTACAGTAGCGCTTGGCTCAATGTTTCAAATATCTTCTGTAGCATTTATGATAATTGCTTTTTATCTAATTGATAAAGGACTATGAGCAAAGACTTTGAGTACGAAGAAAAGATAGCAGAGTTATTAGAAATACCTTTGAAGTGTCCTCATTGTAAAGAAGTACTAAAAGAGTACGAAACAGAAGAAAAACCTATTAATCCACCAGTTAAAAGATATTGGATGAAATGAGTAAAGTAGAAAAATATAAAGCAAAAATTACAAAACAGTTTGATGAACTGGAAGAAATGATGAACAAACAAATGCATCTTACTCATCCCGAACTAGTCGAAGAAAAGATGTATTCAATAAATTATAAGTGGCATTTTATATCTGAAGAAGATAGAGACTTCTATCAAGGATGTAGATATGCGCTTGATAACGGACTAAAGTGGTGAGTGGAGTATATAATCAAACTTACTTTAATAATAGACCTGAAGAAAAAGAAAGAGAAGGTGTATTGTATGGAGTCATTTTAGTCAATCAAAAAACCTTTGAGCGCGAGTGCATCAAAGTCGGAATCGCTAGTGGTAAAGACTGGCGGCACGTAATTAAAAGAAGTCGTGGATTTAAAGGATACGATTTGCGTATACAACGAACCTACCACGATACAATCTATAACTGCTGGCAAATCGAGCAGTCCCTTCATGAACAGTTTAAGCACGATAGTTATAAACCAAAACAAAAATTTGGTGGGCATACGGAGTGCTTTAACATAGATTCAAAAATATTAACGTACTTTCCAAAAAATAAATCTTGACTTTTGGTTATTCGTTTGATATAATATATTCATATTTAGGAGAAAGAAAAACTTTGAGACAGATAGTACCGCCAACAAATTGTCCAGCATGTAACAGTGATTTGGAACTTGTAAACGATCAACTATTTTGTCGCAACAGTCTTTGTCCTGCACAGTCAGCAAAGAAATTAGAACACTTTGCACGAACAATCAAGATCAAAGGTCTAGGTCCTTCGACTATAGAAAAACTTGGTCTTGAGACTTACAACGATATCTACTCGTTATCCCAAGAGCAGATATCAAATTTATTGGGATCAGAGAAATTAGGTACGAAACTACACAATGAGATAGAAAAATCAAAGAGTGTCGACCTTATAACTCTACTTCCAGCTTTTTCGATACCGCTGATTGGCTCAAGTGCTTCAAATAAATTAGCGAAACACATCTCATCATTAAGTGAGATAACCCTAGAGATATGTACAGAAGCAGGTCTGGGTCCGAAAGCGGCGTCGAATCTTATTGATTGGTTAGTAAACACTTTCCATTTCGAAGAATACTATAACTTACCCTTTTCTTTTACTTGTAAAAAGCAAATACAGGTCAGTCCAACTGACACTAAGGGAACAGTTTGTATCACAGGAAAGTTGAAAAGCTATCCAACTAAAGCAGCCGCTCAACAAGTATTAGAAAAGTACGGCTTTGCAGTTAAGGATAATTTAACGAAAGATGTTACTCTCGTTTTAAATGAGAGTGGTATTGAAAGTGCAAAAACCAATAAAGCAAAACAAATGGGAATAACAATATATAGTAATATAAAAACATTATTAGAGGATAATTAAAATGGCATTACCAAAATGGACAGACGAAAGAACTCAACAATTAACAGATTTTGTTGGTTCTGAAAGCCCTATCTCTCAAGCTACTGTTGCTAACGCAGCTGATGAACTAGAAACATCAACTCGTTCAGTATCAAGCAAATTGAGAAAAATGGGATTTGACGTTGAACTAGCTTCAGCATCAGCTTCTAAATCTTTTTCTGAAGAACAAGAAGCAACTCTAAGAGCATTCGTTAGCGATAACTCAGGCTCTTACACATATGCAGAAATTGCATCACACTTTGAAGGCGGAAACTTTTCTGCTAAATCAATCCAAGGAAAAATTCTTTCTATGGAACTTACAGAGCATGTAAAACCAGCTCCTAAAGTAGAAACAGTTAGAACTTATACTCCTGAAGAAGAAAGCACATTTGTAGAAATGGTTAACGGTGGATCTTTCGTAGAAGAAATCGCAGACGCATTAGGCAAATCTGTAAATTCAATCAGAGGTAAAGCTCTTTCTTTACTTAGAAGTGGCGACATCAACGCTATTCCAAAACAAAAAGAAACAAAAGGCTCAAGCAAAACTGACGTTTTAGCAGATTTAGATATCGCTGGAATGACTGTTGAAGCTATTGCTGATGAAATTGGAAAAACTGTTAGAGGTGTAAAAACCATGTTGACAAGACGTGGACTAGCATGTTCTGACTACAACGGCGCAGCTAAAAAAGAAATCGGTTAATTAAACCTTTTTATTTTAATAAGCAGGGGTACATCTACCCCTGCTTTCTGTTGTACATTTTACTTGGGAGAGTTCATTGAATATTGCGTCGGCGTTACTAAAACAAATTATTGTTCAGAAAGACCTTGACACATGGTCTAAACTAAAAGAACATTACCTACCTGGTGAATATCAGTCAATATTCCGCATCCTTGATAAACATATAGATAATTATCAAGACCTTCCACAATTCGAAGATCTCCGTTATGAAGTGCGAGATCGAAAACTTCAAGAAAAAATATTCGCAATCGAGTCAGTAGATGTCGAGGTAGACGCGTGGCTTTTACTTGACTATCTAAAAAATGAATATGCACAAATAGAAATACTAGATGAACTAGATAAGTATATCGACAATACAGTTGCAATGGCAACAGCAGAAGAAAATATAGAACAACTCCAAGAAATAGTTTTAAGGGTAAGTGACAAGGTAGATGTCAAAGCACCTGAAGAAAGTATGCAAAGCATTTCTTTGTTTGAAGATGACAAAGAACTAGCAAGTTACTTACCCTTAGGACTCAATAGTGAGTACGACTCTCAAATCCAGTTCTCTCCCAAATACTTAGTGCTTGTGTGCGGGAGACGAGGTGCAGGTAAATCTCTTACCTGTTGTAATCTAGCTTCTAATGTATATGATTCAGGGCGTAGTGCTTTGTATTTTACAATAGAAATGGACAGTAGACAAATTCTTCAGAGAATTTGTTCAGTCTCAACTAAAATTCCACTCAAACGATTACGCAGTAAAATGCTTTCATCAGAGGAGTGGAGTAGAGTTGGCGGCTGGTGGGCAGGACGTTTTGATGGTGGACATGACTTATTACCAGAGTTTGAAAAAACTCATGACTTTGATACATTCCACAAGAACTTAACAAAACTTCCTTTACATAAAGAAAGACAGTTGGATGTTATCTATGATCCAGCCCTTACTCTTTCTAAGATACAGTCCGAACTCGATAAAAAAGTTAATCAACTTGATGTCGGAGTAGTAATAGTAGATTATCTAAACCAAGTCAAACGTCACAATGCACCAAGTCGATCTGGTCAATACGACTGGACAGAACAGATTGAAGTAAGTAAGAAAATGAAACTTTATGCACAAGAGTATGAAACATTGTTTTTTGCACCATATCAAACAGATGCTAGTGGTGAAGCTAGATTTGCAAAAGGTATACTGGATGCTGCAGATGCAGCGTTCTCTCTTGAAACATGGGAACAATCAGATAACTGTATGACTTTTAATTGTACAAAAATGAGAAGTAATCGTATGCAAAGTTTTACTAGTGAAGTAGACTGGGAAACTTTGAAGATTGGACCTGGCTCAGCACTGAATCCGAAAGAAAGAGAAGATATAGAAAGTAACATGAAAACTGGAGAAAACGTAGACGACATATGATTTTATATACAGAAGCACAATTGATGATAGCATATACTAGGTATGTGCGAAAGTTGGAAGAATCTACAGTAAAAGTGATTACTCCAACAATAGAGGAGTTTCGTAAAATTTACGAAACAGAATTAGAAGAACAACTATGGGATGAAATAAATGACTAAAACAGAAAAAGCAGCACTACAAGAATCAGTAGTTCAAGTAGCAGTTGCACTAGCAATTAACTTTCCATTACAAACTTTTATGTTATGGTTAATGATAGAAAGATGGCAATGGGAAAGTGCTTTTCTTATCTCTTTAACAACAACTTTTATAATGACAGTTGTAGCATTAATCAGAACATACATGATTCGTATGGAGATAGAAAAAAGACGCAGACACGGAATCTGGAGAAAACAGCGTGGCAGCAGATAGAATTAGTAAGGCAACGGCAGAGTTAGTAGCTCTGCCACCTTATACATGGGAAACACGATCAGTTAAGTTTCTATTGAATCAGAAAAAGATTTATCAGAATATAGAACGAGTACCTTTAAATGAACCATTATATGATAGTATTATAAAACATGGTATTGAATCCCCCATATTGTGTATGCCCAACTATTATCCAATCGCAGGAAGTCAAAGAATGAGAGTGATGTGGGAAATAGTAAGAAAACATAAGGATGGATGGATGTTTAAAACAATGAATGTAAAAGTTTGCCGATTTGAAAAAGAATGGTGGAATATGTTCTACTTGTGGGGAGATAAAAAAGAAAGAGATCGAATGATTGCAATTTGGTTTCAAATGGTAGAACTTGCTTGGAAAAGTAAGTATTATGAGCATGAGACAGATCCAAGTGGAAAAAAGATGACAGATTTTGAAGAACTTGGTGATAAACTGAAATGGAAACACAATAAAAAATGACAGTAGAAGAACTACTACAAGAACGAAAAATACAGTATAAGTTATCTCCAGCAGATGCTATTGTTGCGTGTCTCAATCCTGAGCATGACGACAGTAATCCAAGTATGAGAATTGATAGAATTACTGGTGTATACAACTGCTTTTCTTGTGGTTTTAAAGGTAATATTTTTAATTATTACGACGCTCCATCGAATCCTTTAGATATTCGTAGAGAAAAGATCAGAAGAAAAGTAGAAGAAAAAAGAGCATCTTCCGTAGGATTGAAGATGCCAAAGAATTTTATGCCTTATGTAGGTAACTGGCGTAGTATTACTCCAGAGACTTACAAGTTGTTTGATGCCTTTTTGCATCCAGACAAACCTTTTACAGGCAGAATTTCTTTTCCGATTAAGGACTTGACGGGAAGAATAGTAGCATTTAACTGCAGAACACAGTCCCCAACTGATGTTCCAAAGTACTTAATACATCCCCCCAAGGCAGTATGGCCACTTTATCCCGCTCGAGTCCGCCCCATTAAAGGGCGAGTAATATTGGTAGAGGGAATATATGACATGATAAATCTACATGATAAAGGTTTAGAAAATGTAATGTGTTGCTTTGGTACTAGAAATATTGATATTGAAAAACTTAAATTGTTAAAAATGCAAGGAGTTACTTCAGTAGATATTTTATTTGATCCTGATGAAGCAGGACAAGAAGCAGCCACTCGAGTCGCCGAAATGTGCGATATTGCAGAGATACTATCAAAAAATATAAAATTACCAATACAATTAGGAGATGCGGGGGCATTGAACAAAGAAAAAGTAAAACAATTAAAGGAACAATTATATGGCTAAAATAGCACTAATAGAAAATAAACCTAGTCGAAATGACTATGTTAAATTATTTAATAACGAGTTTGAATTTGATAGATTTGCATTATGCTCAGATCCGTCAGTAAAGAAAGTTCTAAAACGAGATGTTGATATTGATATTAATATTGATGACTACAAGTGGATAATTCTTGTTGGGTCTGAATGTTTAAAATTCTATACAAAACAAAACTCAGTAACAGAATACAGTGGTCGAGTTATAGATGACAAGTTTTTACCTGTTATTAACCCAGCTATGTTAGCTTTCAAACCAGAAGCTAAGAAAACATGGGAAGAGTCTCGAACAAATATTGCAAAATACATTGCAGGAACATTGAAGCAACAAAAACTTGGAGACGATAAATGTTATGGAATTACAGATTCAAAAAAACTACATGAATTCCTTATCAATGCAAGAGATCATGCAAATGATTTTATAGCACTTGACTCAGAGACATCTGGATTGTATCCTCGAGATGGATATATGCTTGGTATTAGTATATCATATGAGCCAGAACATGGAGCGTATATAGACTGTGAGTGTATTGACGAGACAGCAGAAGTATTACTTCAACAAATATTTAACAAAAAGAGAGTAGTATTTCATAATGCTAAGTTTGACTTAGCTTTCTTTGAGTATCATTTTAACTTCAAGTTTCCAAGATTTGAAGATACTATGTTACTACACTATATGCTAGACGAAAATCCTGGCACACATGGTTTGAAACAACTAGCACTTAAGTACACACCTTACGGAGATTATGAGAAAGGTATGTATGAATGGATAGACGATTACTGTCGTAGAAATGGAATACTCAAAGGTAGCTTTACTTGGGATATGATTCCTTTTGAAATTATGAGAGATTATGCTGCAATGGATGCAGTGTGTACCTTCTTACTATTTCAGAAGTTTGAAAATGCACTAGTAAAAAATGATAGATTATATGGAGTGTATAAAGATATTCTTATCCCAGGCTGTAGATTCCTGACAGATATACAAGATCATGGTGTACCCTTTGATAAAGAAAGACTACAGACATCTTCAGTACTTATGCAAGATCAGATTGATGAAGCTATACAAAAGTTATATACTTATCCAGCTATTAAAGAATTTGAACAATCACAAGGTAAAGACTTCAATCCAAACAGTACAATGCAACTACGATCTTTATTGTTTGATTACTTAGGATTAAAACCTACAGGTAAGAAAACTGGAACGGGTGCGGACAGTACTGATGCGGAAGTGCTAAAAGAGTTAGCCGACAAACATGAAGTGCCTCAGTTAGTGCTTGACATAAGACAGAAAGTAAAAATCAAGAGTACATATCTTGACAAAATTTACCCACAACTTGACAGAGATAGTAGACTTCGCACAGGTTTTAACCTACACGGAACAACTTCTGGAAGGTTGTCATCAAGTGGTAAAATGAATATGCAACAGATTCCTCGAGACAATCCAATTGTAAAAGGATGTATTCGAGCCGCAGAAGGTAAGAAGATAGTTGCAATGGACTTAACAACAGCAGAAGTATATTGCGCAGCCGTGCTTGCAAATGATAAAAACTTAATGGATGTATTCCGAAGTGGTGGAAACTTTCACTCAAACATTGCAAAGCTCGTCTTCAATCTTCCTTGCGAAGTAGATGAAGTTGCAGAACTATATGGTACACAAAGGCAGATGGCAAAAGCCGTTACATTTGGAATTATGTATGGAGCTGGACCAAAGAAAATCAGTGAACAAGTTACCAAAGACTCAGGAAAATACTTTAGCATGAATGATGCAAAAGAAGTTATTGAAGATTACTTTCAACAGTTCTCTGGATTGAAAAAATGGTTAGACAATCAAAAACGATTTATTGAAGATAATGGATTTATATATTCTTACTTTGGTAGAAAGAGAAGATTACCAAATGTATTCTCTGAAGATAGAGGAATTGCATCTCATGAAGTAAGATCAGGTATTAATTTTCTAGTACAATCTATTGCTTCTGATGTAAACTTACTCGGAGCGATTGATGCCCATAATGAAATTGACAGTAGTAAAGCAAAGATATTTGCTCTCGTACATGACTCTATTCTTGCAGAAGTAGATGAAGATTATGTAGATGACTACATGACAATTGTAAAAAATTGTATTCAAAAAGACAGAGGTATGTCAATACCAGACTGTCCAGTTGGATGTGACTTTGATGTCGGAGACGATTATTCCTTTGGTAAGTTTGAAGAAAAGTATGAAACTAAATGATATTCGTTTTCCAGTTTATGTAGTTCACACTGATGATGTTCTCACAAGAGATGGATTGCTGTGGTGTGATGGAAAAGTAATAGACGATAAGAATACGAATGGACACTCTTTAGGAGAAAGAAGATTAAAGACCCCCATGAAAAATCTATATGATCTAAAGTATCAAATAGATGATTTTGGAGGAC